TTAATAGACTCATAAGTTAATCCTCACTCTATCTTTAAATTTTATTTTATTACTATGACGCATATGACCATATGTATCCACCTGCTGTTTTGTATTTTCCTTTACAGCATTTCGTGATAGAACTATTATCAATATCTAGTTCCTTTGATGCACCATAAGAGCCACTCCAAGTTTTTATGAACTCATTATTTAAGCCATATTGATTTATTTGTATTGGTTTTGTTAAATTTTCATAGTAATTAAGATCAAAACCCTGCTCATATTCTGTTTTAAAAATCCAAATGTATCCTTTGTACGTTTTTCTATGATAATGACAACAATTCCAAATACAATCTTGTTTTATTTTTAATACATTAGATGCTTCTCTAGCACCATACCACTCTTTAATTACATTGCCTTCAAGATCAATTTGTAATACTGGAATTGTATGTTTAGATTTTAATATAGTCTCCCTAGAATGTTTTGCTCCTAATGGACTACCTGCTGTTGGGTAGGAGTTATATCCTATTTTATAATCATAACTTTTATAATAATCAAGCCAATATTGTTCTCGTTCCAACAATTCAGATACATCTTTTACTTCTTCTATTATTGTAAATTCAAATTGTTCTTCTGAATATTTATTCCATGATCTTTGTAGATATCTTGAGTGATGTTTATTCTTTCTTAAATCAGACTTATGTCTACTCCATCTATTTTTAATATCTACAGCAGAGCCAACATACATTTTTCCATTAACTAAGTTCTCTATTTTATAAATCCCACTAATATTGCTTTGACTCACATCCCCATCTCCTTTATTTTTACAAACAAAAGAGATGGCAGAGAAACATTCTGCCATCCAAACCTCCACATAGAGAAACAGTCTAAAGGAGGATATTATTTATTACGTTAATTTAACATCATTAATATATTTCCTACCATAGTCCTTACGCACAACAAACATAGTAGCACCTGAATTAGAACTCTTTTTGATATCCTTGGCATAGTCATTCATTCCCATTATCGAGCGCACTTGAATAACTTCCTTGCCTCTTGCTACTTCAAATTCATTTTTGCAATGAAGGTGTCCAATTACTAGGTAATCAACTTTAATGCCATATGTATCTTCATAATCTTTAATACTATTTTTAAGATTACTTTCCTTATTACCATGAGATGTCAAAAAATTATATCCATTAACACTAAAGTAATTTAGTCCATCTAAACTATCACAAATATTTACATTTGGATTATTTCTAAATGCTTTCTTTAATGTTCTTGTATAGATTCTTTCTAGATTTTCATGAGGGAAGTCACCTTTTTTACCTGTTAATAATCGTAAATCTGAATGATTGCCTTCTGAAGTATAGAAATCAATACTGAAATATGTACTTAATGAGAATAAAATGTCCTCAATAAAATCAGCATAGTCTAAAATTACATCAACAATATTTCCTTTTAATGATTTAATTTGAGAGATATGTAAAATTCCTTCTACGCTATCACCTAAATCAGTAAGAGATAACTTTTTTACATTATGTTTGCTACCAAAATCAATTAATTCATCTCTATATTCAATCATTCTACGTTTGAAAATATCAGCATTGTACTCATTAAGAACTTCACCATTAAATCCTTTTATAGAAAATTCACAACCATAATGAGCATCAGCAAATGCACTAAATAATTCATCTGAGCCTTCTTGAATTGAGATAGGAGAGGGGAGTGATCTACTTTTTCTGCCTATTAATTTTAGAACTGATTCATCTATTCTTTCATAGAATAACTCTTCTCTAGATTGTTCTTTAAGCCAAGCAAAATATTCACTTTTCTCATCTCTGAGTTTTTGTCTTTCCTTATATACCTCACGTTTTTGTGCGTCATATGCTTTTAATACTTCATCATCTGAAATGCTATTGACTTTAGTATCAACAACACCTTCTGCATATGCCCGATACCATTTCCTATATGTAGATTCTGTATATGTATCTCCAGATTCTTTATTAATTAAATCTGCTATTTCTTGAGATTTTAAGTCGTACAATTCTTTATTATCAAAGAGCCTTATTTTATATGATTTTACACTTTCGTCATCTAATCTTAGATACTTCATTTATGCACTCCAATGTAATTTATTTTCGTTTATCAAAATCCTATCGACCAACAGGATTATATGTATTCCCAAAACCCACAATCTTGACAGTAAAATATTTCTTTTCCACAATACATTTTAAAGAAGTATCTTTGTTTCCCACAAACAATGCTAGGGCAAGTAGTATCTTCTAAATCAATATTCAATTTTTCCATAATAAAAAAATCCTCCTTTAATTTAAAGAGAATAGGGTAGCATAGTTTGGAGCCGAAGACAGGAGTCGAACCTGCGACCTGATGATTACAAATCATCTGCTCTACCAACTGAGCTACTTCGGCATTTGGCAGTTTAGGTAGGACTCGAACCTACAACCTTCACTTTAACAGAGTGTTGCTCCACCATTGAGCTACTAAACTATAAAAGTAGGAATTTAAAACTAGAACGCCATCAAATGGTTTTATCCATTCATCGCGGTATATGCAAAACTTATCCTACATAGTTTTTCTAATGGATGCCCACACGAACGTAATGAGCACCCTATATAATAGGAAGGAGGGAGATTAATTTTAAATAATTGATTTATCCCTCCAAAAAGTTATCTATTCTTATTCTGCAACTTGAAGAAATTCTCCACATTCATTAATAGTTAAGTCAAGAAGAATTGGCTTTTTCTCAGTGCCAGATAGTGCTTCAATTTTCTTATTCCACTCACAGACTGTAATTTTTGCACAACTAGAACAATGTTCATTATTAATAATTGACATATATTATTAAATTCCACCTTATTATTTATTTTTATTTACGCTTTTGCTAAATCCTTGAGTTTCTTGAAAATCTTAGTCTTAACTGCTTTTGTAGCAGGGATATTAATTTTCTCTTTTGTCTGAGGATTAGTCCCAACTCGTTCAGCTCTTTCTACAACATCCATTGAAAAATAACCCATTAATTTAAACTCTTCTTTATTCTCTACTGCAAATTCTAGTGCTCCTAGAAATGCTGATAAATGTTTCTCTGATTCAACCTTGCTAGTTTCCGATAGTTCTGCCATTTTTGCGATAATATCTTGTCTGGTCATTTTTGTATTAACTCCTTTTATTCTGTTTATTTTATATATCACATTTCTGCGAATACTTTACTAGCGTCAGACCTTAAATCGTCCTCTAGTACTACTATACCAACTAATGGATTGCCTTTACCACACTTAATCAACTTCATTAATCCATTGTCTTGTTTATACTTGCTCTCAGATTGTTTACAATCACCAGTAAATACTACACATGATGTTTTCCCAATCCTTGAGCCAACAAGTTTTATTAATTTAGTATTTAAGTCTTCTGCTTCATCCATAATGACAAAGCTATCATCAATGGATACACCTTTTAGGAAAGTTGTAACATCCATCTTAATCTTTTCATCTCTGATTAAATTCTCAGAGTAAAATTGATTCTTAGGGTCTTCTATATATTGTAGGAATGGTCTACAGTAGTCTGCAATCTTTTCTGCTTTATCCCCCGGAAGGAATCCAATGTCTGCTCCATCACTAGGAACAGGATTTCTCAAAAACAGTAGTGTTTTATAGTCTTCTTTTGCAACTACCATATCTAATCCAACTTTTACTGATAGAATTGTTTTACCTGAACCAAATCCTCCCGCTATGATTTTAATTGGAATAGATTTGTTGTTCAAAAGGTCAAGAGCACATCTCTGGAGAGGATTCATGCCTTTAATAACCTTTGAGTTAGGCAATCTCAAGTCTACAAATTTATATCCATCAAAACGATGTTCTGAAGTTTTATTTGTGTCTGTATTATTTAAGATTAGATATTCATTAGCAACAAAACTATGTTCTGTTATCTCTTTATTTACATTATCAAACAGATTATTAATAAAATTCGTATCACCACTAAGATTTTTATGACCTAAATAAGTTCCATCATTTTTACTTTTGTCTCCATACTTTTTATAAGGAATTTTAAGTTCTTTGCACTTTTGCCTGAATAAGATATCATTACTATAAGCAATAAAATCTTTATCCTTGGCATATAAATCAATTAATACTGAAATTATTTTATTATCCATATTATCTTTATCATAGTGGGATGGGAGATTATCACAACTAGTTTCATTGATAATATATGTAATTTTATCTTCGTTAGCGTCAATATCACGGCTTGCTCGTCTTGCTTGATATTTTGCTTCTTCAGATTTGCCGTTATGTCTTAAATTATCTAATTCTCCTGCTACATATCCGGGGAGGTAGATATGATCAAATTCTTCAAGTAATTCCTTAGAATAATCCATGAATATATTTGAGTCTATATATGGTTTAACGGTCAATACAAACCATTCCTCTGCTCTTTATTTTATCTACCGTACTACATGACTAGATACATCTGATTATGTTTAATAGTTTCTGAATTGATTTTTTCTTTGGATTTAAGAAACTGAAGTTTGCTATATACATGATCATTTACAAATCTAGTTTTTTCTTTTCCAGAACCTTGTTTATTGACTACTACTAGTTGGTCACCGAAGTTACCTTGTTTATTTAATTCCAACGTACCACTAGAAATTAAAAAATCCATTTCTATTTTAGATATCTTTTGCAAGTCTATTTATTCTCCTTTGGAGTATATTATTTATTATGTATAAAAAAATTAATATAAGCGTATCGACCAAACGCTTATATAGCAAGGGTTAGAGGGTATAATACTCTCCACATTAGGATAACTAGAGAAACACTTGAAACCGTTGGTGTGTAAGGGTTTCAAGTGTTTTCTAAATCAAACATTCCTATTAATTTTCATATTTTCTTTAGTTTTTTCTCTATTAACTTCAACATTACATACGTTGCAGTATTTTTGACGGTTATTTGTAGGTGCAAATAAGATATTACATTTTACACAATTACGAATATTTTCACCTTTCCATCTTAAATACTCATAGACAAAATTTCTAAAATTACTAACAGTTAAAACTACTTCCATACCTCAGATTGTCCTGCCGTTGCAGATTGACCATTCAGATTGAAGACATTACCGTTTTGGATGTCTGCCGTAGCAATTACACTTCTATTTAGAGCGTCGATATGCGTAGCAGTAACTGCGTTTTGAATTAAGATTGCATTACTCATTATTTGTTGCCTCATTTCTTTTTATTTTTGTATCTATATATATTTAATAATCCAAGTAAAACTATTTGACATATTGGATTAAATCTTATCCCACAAACTATTGGATTCTTTTTTAGCTACGTTATTAAATGGAAGTCCAACTCTGATAAACCCTTCACTAGTCTTACCCTTAGAAAAACTAAATGCCTCTGCTTTAACTTTATTAACCCAAATATTCACGTTTTCAGCAGAGAAACTTTTTGCTTCTTCACGCAATTCTTCCATTTTTTCGGATGGCATTGACTCCATAACTTCTGAAAGGGTATATTCAATCACAGATAACATTTCTTTCTCTTGAATATCTGATTTGAATTTCTTGAGTTGTTCATTTTCAGACATGTAAACTGCCATTTTTTCTTCTGACGCACTCATTTTCATAGTCATTTCAGACATTTTAGCTTCTAATGCGGAACATTTTGTTACCATTTCTGCAAATTTAGCTTGATAGTCTTCTGGAATAGTGTCTTCAGTTGTTTCTATTTCTTCACCAGTTTCTTCATCTTCTGGTACAACTACTTCCACTTCTACTACAATTACTTCTGCCATTGCTTCTTGTTTTTCTTCAACGATTTCTTTATCTACTTCGGCTTGTTTATCAGCTTCTACTGTTTGAGCAACTGCCTCAACATTAGCATCAGATCCCATTGATTCTTGTTCTACTTCGCATTTTTCAGTATCTTTTGTAGGTATTGTATCCTCTGTAGGCATTATATCTTCCTCCTTTTTAGTTTCTTCTGTTTGTGGTTTTATAATGTTTTCTGCCCATTCTAAAGACTCTAGCCCCCCTAATAAATATACGGAAGACTCAGTATTTGTCTTAGATGAAAACTTAACTATATTATGTAATAAATCTAGACTTGCAAATTCATTATTTATAAGTTGATTTGCAATCGAGATATTTACAGCCGTACAATTCTTACAATCATCCAGACCTAAACCCTTTTTAGCATTTTGTTTAACGCTATCTGGAATCTTAAAATCATACATAAGGTGTTCGATTTCTTCCTTTACAATAGAAAAAGATAAAACTTCTACCCTAGCATTAGGAATTGCAGGAGCAGTTCCAATCAAAGTAATTCCGCTAAAAGAAAATAATTCAATAGAATCGTTTTCTCCAGATTCCAAAATAATAATTTCCATACTTAAATTTTTAATTTGGTCTCTATCTAAAACGAAAGCTACATCCTTGGCATATCTGCACCATATAATTCCATCAGCACAAAGCCATCTTTTACCTTCTTCATCAGTTTCATAAAAGATATCGCTATCAGCTAAGATTACTCCAACTGCAATTTCATCAAATTCATGACCCATTAAATCTTTACTATAACGATCATATTTTGCTACAATTGGCTTACCTACTAAAGTTGACCTTGCTTTTTCAATTGCTGTCCAAGGAATAGGTTTTTGATGTTGATTATCACCTTCGGATACTATCCATAAGCGGACCTTCATAAGTTCGCTATTAGATGCTTCTTCCATTAAATCAAATTTACTTATTGCGAACGATAACTTATTCAATTTTTCACCTCCTCTCGGCACAAAATCTTAATCCAGAAGGGTGCATTATCTATAATCTGTTTAAGGTTATTTGTGTCACTAAAATAAAAGCCACTTTCATCTTGAGATAGAAGTGGAATATTATTTTTGATTAGATAGTTATTAACTGTTTTTGATTTAGTTTTAAAAATATTAGATAAAGAGGAGAGAGAAGATGGATTAGTGATAAACATTATAAATCACCCCACAAACTACCCTTAATATTATTAATTCTACAGAACTCTTCTACACTAAATGATTTGTTTTTCTCAAGTTCTTTCCCAAACCAATCGGGAGCAACAAAGTCATTCATAGATTCTTCAGACGGAAATTCAACCTCAACAATCGTATCTCCAGTATCAAGAAAGCAATCCATTTCTGCGACTAAACTATCACTTAATTCAATAATAGTTCGTTCTTTTACAACTGGAGTTTTCCCAATAACTTCAAAAATACGGTCATATCTTTCCTTACTTATACGATGTTCTAATTCTTCTCTGGTATTATCCTGAAGTTGATACTTGACTGTATGGAAATATGTATCTTGATTATCAGAACTAGTGATTTTACGGATACGAACATCAGGAGAAAAATTAGCATATGTCTGTTCGATTGTGTATTTGTCTTTTATATCAGATGAGGGAGGATCTGATTTTAATTTCCAACGCTTTTCACGTTCAATCATACCTTTCCTCCCTTATCAATATTGCTTCCAGCATCTCTAGTTGCCGTTCCAGAATCTCCTAATTCTCCTGCTTTTGCTTGTGGTCTACCATTATCTTTACTATCTTTGCCACTCATTTGAGAAGCCATCAGTATAGGAGTAAGACCATCCACAAAACCTTTAGCCTTAGCCATTTCTAATTGACGCTCGAAAGTGAAGGGATTTTTTCCTAGTGCGGCTGCGAAGCTCTGTGGCAGAACAATACCCATTGTAGCTAATGCAGTTGCGTTGTCCAGTCTTTCTTTTCTACTTGATGGCATTTCCGTACCCTCAAAATGGATAGAAAATTTAAACTTACGTGTTTTTCTATTAACAAAGTAATTCATAAATTCTTCAAAATATGGATACATAAAAGTAACAACTTGTTCATCAATAGATAAACTATTGCGACTTTCTTCTGCATTAGTACGGTCTGTAGTATATAATAAACGTGAATTATTTCCACTACTAGCAACTGCTACTTTATTATATTGGTCTAATATGTTATTATCAGAACCCTTAAATTCAAATGATTTAATATCTTCAAAAGGTGCTATTGCAAAATTGATTTCCTTTGCTAATCCTTGTCTAACTAGAGACGCAAATTTTCCAGCAGTCTCAGGACTTAATTGCAAAGCGTCTTTTACAGTACCACTCTTTGTATCTTTATTGAATCCTATCAAACCAATTAAAACTTTGCTTGCTTCAACAATATATTTTGATGTTTGAAGTTTACGAACCATTGGTCTAATTACTAACTCTGAAAATAGAGGGGCAAAAAATGGCACATTCGTAGCAAGTTCTGGATTAAATTTAAAGCACCAAAATCCATCTACTGGGCTAGTCTGTCTCCAGTAAATAAAAGAAGAATTTCTACTTTCTATCGAATTGTGAGGAATATATTTTTGACTATTAGTTTTCAGCATTCCTAAATATTGCTTTTGCATTACTTTTGGATACATCTGAATATCTACTCCCGGTTGAGATAGGAAGTAAGTATAGTCAAAATCCCATAAGAATCCTGAATCCCATCGTCCAGTTATTTTGCAATAATCAGTATTCAACTCCTGAAGAAGATATTTATCTCCATCTTCACGAAAAACACAATACATGGTTTCTCTACGAATTAGTTGACGTAAAATAGACTTAAATTCTTTTTTATAATTAAATTTTTGTAAAAAGTCTTCTAATATTTTCTCGTCTTTTTTATAAGCAGGAGTATTATAATCTTTCTTATCAGCATTAGTACAAGTATACGTTAAATCCCATGAAAGCATATTTCCTAAGAATTGAATTTGACGCTTATACAGCATATCTATCATTTCAAAGTATTCAGAAAGACCTCTTAATTCTTTTTCATTTTCTTTAGGATTTGCTAAAGCTTTTTCAATAGAATCTTGAGTCCCTGCTATGGGATTAAGGTTTATATCTCTCATACTAGCATTTACTAAATCAGGAGTATATATATTATTGTACATTCCAGACATTTGTTTTGCGAAGGAAATTACATCCCATGCCTCTTCTTCTGAAATAGTCTCTACCGAAGGGGAGATGGTTTCTGTGATTTTCTTTCTAGCCATTATTTACCTCCTTTCTGTATTGCTAAAAGAACATAGTATAAGATGCTAAAGTTTCAAAAGCATCAGAATGGTCTTGGTGTAATGATTTTCTATTTTCCATTTCCATTTCACATACTAATGACATACCGTATGCAAGTGAAGTTACCCTATCACGCTTTTTAGTTTGAACAATACGATCATAAATTATATTATTTGATTTACCACTTACGTCTTGTTTTATATTGCTTAATTCCTGCATTAATATATCTGTCTGAATATAATTTACCATTTCTTCAGCAGTCATATCTCCCATTTTATATAAAGAGTCAACTTCTTCAGAAGGTAATAGTAGACGTATAGACATATCTTCAAAACATGCTTTAAGATAAGAATACATTGTATTATTACTGATGACAGTTGCTGTAATTCCCTTAATAAGAGGAATTGCACCGACTAAAGATAAGCCATCTGGGTCATCTTCTAAAACTAATGGAGGGAACTCTGTCACTACTTTTGTTTTAGGGTCTGTATATTCCCAAGTTTCATAGAATAATGAAGGTACACGTATGTTCATATAGAATCGCTAAATCTATATAGTTTTATAACTTCTTATAGTTACCTATAAAGGTCAGACTATATCATATTCTTATCTATTAGGTTAAAGATAAGAACCCTCGCACTTCCACCATCAATCGCTTATGGTGTACTCTACTCACTTCCTAATCGACCTTATTATTTACCTGTTGTCAATTAGTGTTTTCGATAGTCGTTGAACCTTCTCCTGTTAAGGAGCTTGGCTTCTGATTATCCTTATATACCCAATAATATCCTTTATGATGTTTTAATTTACTTTTACAACATTTTGCAACCGAAGATGGGTCAAATCCATATTGTTTGGTGGCATTTATACTTATATACTCTCTGATAAAATTGTTATCCTTATCATATTGCAATACTTGTTTGCTATACTTTAAAATAGTTTCATCAGAAGCAGTCTTGCCATAATTAGGATTATTTTCTCCCACCATTCTTTTACTTCTAGCTTTTCTCTCGTTATCGGTAATAGGGTTCTTGGTAAGATATTCTTTTCTAGCTACACTCATTTTATATTTAGTATCCTGAGAAAATACTTTTCCTTTATTCGCAATTGACAATTTAAGCCTTGTTTCTTTAGATTTTGTACGACTTTTACCCTTATTAGCAATTGATAATTTTATTTTTGTTTCTTCACTTACTATATGACCTTTATTTGCGTTAGATATTCTTTGCCTTGTTGTATCTGAAGCAAGTAAATTAACATTACTTTCGGCTTTTTCTCTAATGTTATATCCTATAGTTTTATCATTGCTTTTATAAAAATCAATCCAAAACTGTTCCCTTTCTATAAGGAACTCTAAGTCAAAAACAATATCTTGAATTGTAAATTCAAATATATCTTCTCCGTATTTATTAAAGGAATTTTGTATATGAGCATTATGATGCTTATTATTTCTCAATTCTTTTAAATGCTCATTTTTCCTTCTATATAAATTTACGGTACTTCCAATATAAATTAAGTTATTTTTAAGGTTGGTTATTTTATAAATACCAACTTTACAAGTATCACTAGAATCTATTATTTTACCAATATCGTTTTCAGAATATATAACTTCCCTATTAGCCTTACAAGTTTTGCAAAGTGTTGTTAACCCATCTTTTTTAGATTTATCGGAATAGAAAAATTCTTTTGTAGCAGGATATTTATTATTGCATCTATTACACTTTTTAGTGTTTTCTAGCATTATAAATACCTCCTTCCTCCATATTATATCATATGTAGGATTAAAGAATATATAATAGGACTTTCCAGAAATTCACGAGGTTTTCATTAAGTCATCACTGACTTACGCCACTACTGTTAATGGTTCTCCATTGCCTCTAACATCAATTACTAGCTTGATGCAGTTTGGAAATTTGATATGTACTAATTCGCGTAGAAATTCCATTTGTTTAGGTAATGGCATTCCATTTTGAATTTTACTATATACAACTTCCTTAATATATGTTCCGTTTGGTTTAGGTTTTAATTTTATTACGTGAGTTGATGCATTATCCGAACCTTTTGATTTAGATATAGCAACGTCATGTACTATAATATATTGATTAGTGGTTTTTTTAGGTTGTTCAGATTCACACTTCTCAAGCTTCCTACATGGGCTAGTTAATTCATAGGGATAATAACTCTCACCACTAGACCCTACAAATACTGCGTTATACTCATAATCAAACTTATCTTTTGACATTGTAGGTTTGTCTAACTCTTTTAAAATGTCATCCTCTTCAAATATTCCAGCTTGAACTCCAACCTGATAAGGCAAAGTGCAAACATAATAATCCTTTGACCCTTCTGTCATTTTATTATAGTGATATATAAACCTCTTATATAAGTCTGTTATTTTCAAATGAGCAGATGATATAAAAATAACTTTACCTTTTTCAGGCATATTATGATATATAGCAGCCTGTCTCTTAGTCTTTGTCATCGGAATTAGGATTTCTTCTGTGATAGAATCTCGAACCAATTTTGCTTCATCTATTAATATATATGAAAATCTCCACGAACGAGCTGAGTCTCCACCTTGATTCTGAGCCAATACAATTGCTCTAATTTCAGAACCATTTTTAAAGCAAACAACACAATCATCTGAACCTGTTTTAATTGGAAAATTTATTTCTCTTGATATATTCTCATTCTTTATTAATTCACCTTTTATTTTTTGGATAATTACATTACGTGCTTGCTGTCCATTTCCACTAGCTATGCCAAGCTTGATATTTGGGTAGAGAATAGCTATACATATGAAAAATACTGCTGTCAAGTAACTTTTACCGAGGCCACGACAAGCAATAAACATAGAGTTCTGATATCTAGCCATAGCCCTTAATATAAGACGCTGGAATGGATATAATCTCAATCCTAAAACATCTACTGCAAATTCATCTATGTAATAGCGATAATAAGATATGAATTCTACCCATTCATCAATATTTATATTCTCTTCATTCATGGGGTCATGACTCATTGCACTATCAAAATCATCCATTGATCCGTCTTTTACTATTCTACTCTTCTTGCTGAAATTAGAATGTATAGTCAAAATACCACATCCTTAAACGGACTTATTAATGGTTGAAAAATATTCAATCATTTTATCATAATCATCTTTTTCTACAGGTGTATGTTGGTGTACCCATTTCTTTTGTTCTACTCTTTCAAATAAAACTCCAAAACAACCTAAACTAATATCATTCTGTCCTCTAGTTTGCTCTGAAAATTGAGCTGATTTGGATAGTGTATCGAATGTTTCCCTAGCGTCTTTATATCTTTTGTCGGACTGTGGAGTACCCAATAGCATCTCTTGAAAACATTTATCCATATGTAAACTAGCTTTTGCTATCTTTTTTGCATAGTCTTTATGATTTTCTGTTACGATTTTAAAATCACTATGCAGTCCTCTTAGATAGTTGTCCAAATACTCAATATCTGTTCTTACATAATTACCCATCCAAAGTTTACTATATGTTTTTTCTCCATTACCTTGTTGTATATCTGTCGTATTTGAATGGCTATTAGAATTTTGTGTTTCAAATATACTATCTTTATATCTTAGAAGCCCTTGTTTGCGATATTGTGGCATTGAGGAATTTTTAAAATAAATACCTAAAATTTTTTCACTATCTTTATCCTTTTCATATGTACTATAGAAAACATCGTTTATATATGGTTTGTCTAATAATTCACAAATTTTAATTGTTGCTTCTCTAGCATTTAAACCATCTTCTATATGAGAGAGATATAGTTCGTATATACAACTTTTACATGTAGGAAAGAATCCGTTATATAAAGGGTTCTCTGTTTTAAAGTAGTTAGTTATATTTGTAGTTCTAATTATTCCACATTTAGTGCAAGTAATTTCATTGCGTTTAATTTTAAGTTTTGTTGCCATATATTATTTCTCCCTTAGATTATTTCCTCTAAATATTTATATTTTCCATTATAATAATTATCTAGGAACTCATAAAATTGATCTTCCGTATTACTTCCATATCCAAATTCTTCATGGAATTTAGCATGATACTTTTCTTCTAAACAAACTCCTAGAGGATGCCTATAATGAATCTCAATACATTTGTCTATTAACTGTTTTATCTCTTCATTTGAATAGAAAGATATGTCTTCATATAATGGCAATCCAGTTTCAGTTAAAGTGTCTTTAACGATATTACCAAATGAATACAGATGGTGTACAACATCGAATCTGTTACCAGTTAAGACGCTAACATAATTTCCATTCTCTATGCTGTCTATCTTCCATTGCTTTATGTTCCTTCTCAATTCCTGATATAATGCACTAATTCCACCATTATAATTATGATTTATTGAACCGAATCTTTTGCTATTATACTGAGGATTGTCTTCACTTTTCCACTTATCCGTTCCTTCTAATCTATCAGAATTAAATTTACCGATTTCCTTATACATTTTATCTAAAGTATCTTTACTTTTTTGAATTTTTAATTGGTAAGCTTTACGAACTATTTGGGCGATATTTATACAATTGAAATATGTATTAATAAGTTCCTTATTAGAAAAGTTAGGATAATGTTTCATCAATAAATGACATTCTACCTCTGTCCATATATGAATATTAGATTCAATCCTAAAATTTCCTCCTTTACATTCCCTACAAACATTCCTAAAACTGTCAGTGCAATGTGTATCTTTTGGGAAATAATCATATGCCATAGGTAGATATCTCTTACACGACTTACAATATTTATTAAGATTATTATCTATAATTTTATATTTTAGATTCTCATAGTCACCTATATAACTTTCCATCTTTCTTAATCCCAATATTTGCACCTTATGCCTAACTGCTCTTTCAGTTCGCTTCGTAGACAATAATGGTATTATTTCTTTGGTAGTTTTGAAATCATAATTATCTCTAATAATCTGTAAATCATTATCAGACCAATCAACACTATTCTTACTTTTGCTCATTTTAAAAACCTCTTTCTGCACATTTATTTATCTGCACTTAAAAATATAAAGAAGATAGGTGTGCAGAGACTCAGACATGACCCCGAATCTATACCTATCTTCCTAGTCCACAAATATTTTTGTAAACACAAAAGAAGCCTGATTTCTCAAGCTCCTTATAACTCACAAAACTACAAAAACTATAACCTTATACCTTAATCGTATTAATCTTTACAAAACTAGGAACTGTAATGACCTTTGAATTATCCTCAAGTGCTTTTACAATATGTGCATGAATTTTAGTAAGATATTCTAAATTGCCATCAACAGAAACAATAACTTTAATCCTATCAGAATTCTCATCAATCTTAATAATGCTACTCTTTATTATCTCTTTATCACTATTCTCAGTTTGAACCTCAATTTCTTTCATCGGGATTCAACCTCCTTTTATTTTAAGTTAAAGCCTAGCCACCAATAAATTCATGTATCTCATCTTTAATCGTTTGCACACCTTCATCAAAACCTTCTAAATGAGCAATATCATAAACATTTTCAAGCAACTCAAACAAACATTGAGGGCAACAGACTCCCTCTAAAATATTACTAACTGCTTCTGCTAAAAGATCAACTTTTCTTTCTGCTTTGCATTCTTCGCATTCACAATCTGGATAATCTTCTTCTCTGTCCTCACTATCACACTCAGCACAATTCCCATCACATGACGGTTGAATTTCTTCTTGCTCTTGTACTTCATCCTGACGCTCTAATTCACGTTGATGTTGGCAGAATACGCAATCACAAGGAATTACATTCTCAATGTTATCATCTTCAGTAGCAAGCTCTTCAATTTCTACTTGTTCACTATAAACGTCAACCGATACCTGTTCTGAATCAATTGAGTAATACTCTTCCCAGTCCTGAGTTTCTTGATTGAAGATTGATTCATTTTTGAAGATACGCATATTTATATTATCCACCTTTTATTATTTTATTTTAATGTAATTAATTACAGCAAACTTAAAGAATCTCGTCTACAAGTCCATATTCTAACATTTCTTCACTTGTCATGTACCACTCATACCGAGACATTTTTTCATATTGTTCTTCAGTAATTTTTGTATGAGAGAGAATATATTCTTTAATTTTACCCTCATATTTCTCACTGAATTTAAAGTAATCCTTTACTTGAGTGGTAGTACCTTCTAAATATGTGCTCCCACTATGGATTAATGCTGTTGTGAAATAATGACATTTTACAGTTACATTTGGATTATTAAATCCTGCCATGATTATAAGACTACCCATGCTGTACGCATAAGCCATTACAGTAATAGTTGTCTTTGTTTTAAGTTTAGATATTAAGTCGCAGAGAAATAATCCGTTGTGAACTTCGCCCCCTACGCTGTTGAGAAGAATATTAATTTCTTTCCCAGTACCATCAGTATCCATTTCCATTAAAGGCAAGCATACAGTTTCAATTACTGTATCTGAAATTCCTTCATTAATGATAATAGTTCTTTTATTAAGATTCTTGAAATACTGATACATTACTGGGTCAGCACTTTCACTTAATTGTGCAACAAGTTCATTAATATCAAGAGCACCCATTTCAGCCATAAGTTAATCCTCACTCTATCTTTTAATTTTATTTAACCCAACTCAATTACAGTATTCAAAATATCAGTAATACCTAATTGACTATCAACATTAAATGTCTGATTCTTCTTTTCAGTCTGAACATAGCCTTTGTCATTGCTCCATCTTGACCAACCAGAAATACAAGGCAATCTTAATATCTCTAAATATCCTTGCTTTTCATATTCCATACTCTGATGTAAATGGGCCAATAAAAGTACAATATGCTCACAATCACTCCACATACTTTTTGCTTCAGTAGTAATAATCCTTAAAGCATCTTTTACCTTCATATCGTGAGATAAAGCAATTAACATCTTACCAAACTTGTAATATTTTCTTGGTAAAGGACTAGAATCAATACTCACATTCTTATCATTTCTGTACCATGCTTCAATTGTCTGCATTACTCCAAACATCGTATGTAAATCATGATTAGAAGGCACTAGAACAACATCTACAGGAGCAATTAGAGTCAACATGTCAGTTGCTTTAATAATTAATTGTGTAGCTTTTTCTACTGCTTTAAACCATGAACTTGAGTTATCTTGTGGAGTTCCATGAGTAGTAGTGCCACTCAAATTATCAGCATTGACAAAATCATTTCCAACAACAAATAAAACCTTTTCATAAGATTTATTATCAACTCTATCTATTACATCATTAATTACATGGAAGAATAATTCTTCTGCAATCTCCATATTATAATCGTTTCCTGTTGATAATTTATCTGACAATAGATTCAAATGAAAATCAGCAATAGGGAGGACTAATAATTTTCCATTCTGTTTATATTGTAATGGTTTTATATTTACTTTATTATTTGTATCTGTTTTTAAACTAGCAAAGACTTTTTTAGCATCTTCTTCATTCCATGCGTATGCAGTTTTAGGTTTTACTGCAATCTTGGAAGAGTAAAGAGTCTTAATTCCATCTTCTTTAGTATTTACATTCCAAATACTATTTTTTGCAGATGTCAATTCCCATCCTTGAGGATTATATCCATGAGATTCTAAGATGAATTTTACATCTTTAGATTCTTCATTTGACATAGCAATAAGTTTATCAGAAATTTGAGAACCATCATTTTTTACTTCTGTCGAAGATTTGTATTGGGGAATAGGAGAGATTACTTCAGGTTTAACTTCAACATTATCTATTACCATAGCCACTTCTTGTTCTGGAGCAACATTACCATTTGCTTTGCGATACTTTTTAAATTTACTACGCAATGCCTCACCCGAAACATAGTTATTTTCACTCGCGATTAAATCCCAGCTCATATTCAGTTGTTTATTATATTTTTTATAGCAAATATCTATTAGATTACTATTCATTCATAACCTCAATCAATATTTATTTTCGTTATTAATTCACAATCGACCAATGTGATTTTAAATTTCTTGAAAGAATCCGCAATCTTCACAACGAAGAAATGTTTTATCATAATAGAACTTTATGTAGAATCTGTTCTTCTCATTTTTACAACATGGGCAGGTGGTATCTGAAATTTTAGGATCAATATTCAATTTTTCCATAATAAAAAATCCTCCTTTAATTTAAAGAGAATAGGGAGTATAGTTTGGAGCCGAAGACAGGAGTCGAACCTGCGACCTGATGATTACAAATCATCTGCTCTACCAACTGAGCTACTTCGGCATGGCTCCGCGAGTAGAATTCGAATCTACAACCTATCGGTTAACAGCCGATTGCTCCACCAATTGAGCTATCACGGAATAATAGGAGAGAGTAGGAATTTAAAACTAGAACGCCATTAAATGATTTTATTCATTCATCGCGGTATATACAAAACTCATCCTACAAAGTTTTTCTAACGCAGTTTTTATATAAGATATCACTGCAAAACCTATTTAGTTTAGTATTTTTATAGTAATAAGCTGACCTAACCCAATACCAAATATCAGCACACACAGCCCACATCTTAAACACCTAGATGAGTGTCCAATGTTGTCATTGCTATGTTTCCCATCTGTTTATATAGAAGAGGAGAGAGGATAAGTTAATAAAAGATTTATCTCCTCATGAAATTATCTATTCTGGTTCAATCTCTTCCTTATTTGCAAAAGCAATAGTAACTGATTTGCCAACAAGAGTTTGAATATCTTCTAATGTTAGAACTTCAATATCTCCAGATTTTTCATCTTCAATATGAAATCCTAATTCATCAACTGATTTTAGAATACCTTTAGCACTGAATTTAACACTTTCTAACTTCTCTGTTTTTACTGACATTAATTATATTCCACCTTATTATTTATTTTGTTTTACAGTCCCTTGACGATTGCTTTAAGTCCTTTGCCTGATTTAAAAGCAGGAACACGCTTTGCTGGAATGGAAATAGGTTCTTGTGTGGAGGGATTGCGACCAATCCTAGCTTCTCGATCACGAGTCTCAAATGTACCAAAATTGACTAGAGAAACTTTCTCGCCATTTGCTAATGCCTCTGTGATAACGTCAAAAACTGCTACAACTGCTTTTTCTGAATCCTTTTTGGTCATATCTGCTTTAATAGCAACTGATGCTACTAATTCTTGCTTATTCATGGTATATATTAACTCCTTTTATTCTGTTTATTTTATTAATCTAATAGATCAGCTAATTCAGCAGACTTACTTCGCTCTGTGACGTTTAACTCTACGCAGCCAAATAATTCTTGCCCCTTTAGCTTATTTATAACTTGCTTTAGTCCATTGTTTCTTTCAAATAACTTATCATCAATTTGCTTAAAGTCTCCATTTAACCACAAAACACTACCCTCTGCTAAACGTCCAATAAGTAATTGAATATGTTCTTTGCTCATATTTTCTGCTTCTGTACAGTAAATAATTGAGCGTTTTATATCGCGTCCGCGCATAAATCCTAGATGTTGCAATACAATTATTCCATCATCAATTAACTTAGTTAATCCTTCTACTCCTCCAACATGGTCTGCTAAAGGCATAGCATATGAAATTAATTTATCATCAGAACTTCCGGGTAGGAATCCTAATGGCTTGCTTCCTAAAACCTCAATGTTGTTTCTCACAAATACTAACTTATCAAATACGCCTTGTTTTATCATAGAAAGTGCATGGGTAGCCATAA